ATGATGTTGTCTAATTGTTCTTGTGTAAAAACCATTTCTTTGGCTTTTGTTGGTTCTGCTGTTTCTGGTGTAGCAGTTTCTTCTTGTTGATTTTGCGGTTCAACAACCTTGTTTTCGTCTGACATATGACTCCTGTTTGTTTATTTATCTTCGTTTATCAATAAAAAATTGAATTGTCAAAATTACTCATCTGCTAATTTAATTTCAGGGTTTTTGGAAGCTAATAAATGTATTCCCTCTCCAATTTGTTCATATTTATCTAAATCATTTTCAGATTTTAATGTATTACCAAATTCAATAAATTCATCATAATCTTCCTGTGTTAATGTTTTTTTATCTAACATTTTTAAGAATTTATCTTCCCAATTCATCTTCTATCTCCTTTATTAGTTTTTTAAATTCTGGTCTTACTTTTTCCATTCTGTTTAAATGAAACATTGAAAATTGCTCTGCAAAAAACTCTCGTGAATTTGAGTCTCCATAAGTAGAATTTCCAATAAATCTTCCTTCTTTTGCTCTTAAAGTTGCAAATAATTTTACTAATTTTCTTTCTACTTCTGGTACAAATCTAAATGAATCATAATCAAGTGTTTCTTTTGTTACATATTTCATTTGATGAACATGATGTCCAAATTCATGATACATTGTACTTCTAAATCTATCGAAACCATTGTCTAAATATTCTTTTACAGAAAATGGTCTATTAGCAGTAGCATCTCCATACTTCCAAGTTTTTACAGGTAATTTATTATTAGGTTCTGTTAATACTCTCCGTATATAATTTTCTGATACTTTTAAAACTCCATCTCCCATAGCCATATTGTAACCTTTTGCTTTAGTAATAACTAATCCCCTTAATTTAGGAATATTATATTTTTTTGCTAAATCATTTAATTCATCTAACATTGTTGAAATAATTGTTAGTTGTTCTTCATTAACATTACTTGTAAGTCTTAATTTTCCTAAAGAATTTTGTGTATCTCGATATGCAGTTAATAGTTTTCCATCTCTTGTTGGGTATCTATCATCTCTTAATCCATCATTAAGAGTTTTTTGTATTCTAGCTTTTGATTCTTTTATAGATACAGGTCTAATGCTAGAATAAACTATAGGATTTGCAAAAGATGAAATGTTTATTTTTTGTTCTTTTTTAAGTTCAGGCTGTCTATTATCTAGCTTTGGTGCTTCTTGACCATCTTCCTCATACCAATCAGGATTAACATAACTAAACTGATGTCTGCAATTGTAACCACCCCTAACAACTAATGGGTTTCCTGACTTCTTACCTGACCAGCTTCTATTAGCCCAAATCTCTTTTATCTCATCTATTGTAAATAAACCTGACTTTCGTTTATTCAAATCTCCATTGACCATTCTTCTGCATAAATCCCTTGTTGTTGGAATTACATCGCCATAGTATTTTACATAAGTAAGTCCAGCATCATTAGCTTTGTTGAAGTTTAATGTAGCATCAAAGTCTCTCAAAGAATCATTTAATATCTGACCAGCATATCGCTTCATGTTCTCCCCTGTTCTGGTACTAGCATATTTAGTTTGTAGTTGTTGTACTGCTAGTTCTACTCGTCTTTTTAATGCTGGATTATCCCTATTAGCTTTGACGTAGTTTACTAATCTATTTACTGCTGGGTCTCTTGATGTTGAATAAATACCATTGATAGATTGTCTTAATTCATCTTCTAGTTCTACAAAGCTATTACCAACCAATGTATTTTGATAAACTTTATCTGATAGTATTCTAGTAAAGTTGTTTGATACGTCTTTAAATTGTGTGTAATATTGTTGCTTTAAATTTTGAACCAATGCTAAATCCCCTTTAGTCAATTCTTGAAACTCAGGTGGTATCAGGCCAATTGTTTTAAACTGTCTTTCTACTCGTTTAGCTTGTTCTCCAAATCCTTTTCTAACTACCCTATCTGCAAATGGTAAATACTCCTTATCTAATATAGCTTTTATTTTAGGCCTGATTGCTACAGCACTTTGAAGTTCAATAAGTTTACCAGCTTGTCTGGGTAAATCTCTATCAGCTAATGCTATGATTTGATCTTCTATTCTATCGAGTGTTCTGGTTAATGCTTGATAATATTCTATCTCGGCTTTTTCTATGCCTTTGATTCTATAGTTCGTTAAATCTTTTACTATATCGGCCATTCATTATATCTGTTCTTCTGCTACTGTTTCTTGTTGTACTTCGTCCTGTGTGAACTGACCTACTTCTGCTTGTGAGTCTATCTCATCAAATATATCGTTTAACTTCTCATCATCATCTACTACTGCTCTAGCTATTTCTTTATCTACTTCTTTAGTAAATGTAGGAGAACCAATATTAAGTGCTTTTGCTTGTTGATAATAAACAAGATCAGCCGCGTAGTCTCTGATGTTAAAACTATCTGGATAGTTAATCTCGCCATCAAATGTAGCATCTTGAAATACTGCATATAATCTAAATAGTTGTTCTTCTGCTATTTGTAGATTGTCTGCTTTCTCTGATAGTCTTGCATTAAGTAATTCAAATTCTGTTTGTAAAGCTACCCCTGAAGATACTTGTTGTTTTGTAGTTCTGATAGCCCCTGTGTGTGCAATCCTATTAATAGATTCTACCTTTGTACTAATAGACTCCATAATTGCTTGTAAGTTTTGACCTGATGGTTGAAGTAAATAAGGTTTTAGATTTGGTTCTAGTTCTTCAGGCATTTCGATAACTGCACCAGCACCAGCACTAGCATTTACTCCAGCAGTTTTAACTAATGATGGGTGGTTTGTTAATCTAATCAATTGTTCAATTTCTGAATACTCGTTGTAGATAGCTTTTTGTAAGTCTGCAATATCAACTAAGTCAGATTGGCCAATGCCTCGTTTGTGCGATTTTGCATTGTATAAAATAACTGCTGGTATTTTGCCAATCTTATTTTCGGCAGTATCTATCAAAGTTGGTTCTGATCTATCATCTTTTAAATAAATAGTATCAACTCTATCTAAATACCACATTCTAAAATAAGTACCCCCTTCTCTGTCTACTTCTTCTCTAATTTTTAAGTAGTCCAAAGTGTACTTACCATTAAGTTCTCTTTTGAAGTTCCAATCAAATACGTTCTCTGGTGTTACAATTGAAACATAAGGTCTGATTTCTTGATCTAATTCTTCTGCTCTTGTGTTTGTTGTTACATTTGGTTTATCTAAAATCATAAAACAATGGCCATAAATAGAAGCATAGTTCTGTGCCTGTTTCATAACTGTATTAAAATTGTTTCCATCTAAATCAGCATCTTTTAAGAATGCTTCTAAACTAGGTTCTTCAGCCATAGCACCAAAATCTCTTGAAGCTTTTACTCTGAATAAATACGATGAATAAATTTGAATAATGTTTTTGCAGTGGTTATCACATGGTGTGTTTGCTAGTCTTTGATTGAACTCGTTATCTAATTCTAAATTATATCTGTTTAAATATTGGCCTATCATATAATCATAGCCACCATTGTATGATCTGATGTAATACTCCCAATTATTTACTGATTCCTGAAAGTCTTTGTGTGTTTCGAAAGCTTCTTGTCGAGTGTATGCCATAACTTATTTAATAGTCCATCTTGTTGGTGGAGAAAAATTAGCCTGAGTAGTTAATGGTTTTAAATAATCAATCATGTAACCAAGTGCATCGTTCATATGATCGAATCCATCTTCCTTATCAGGAATATTTGTATTCTCCTTGTATATCTGCCTTTGTAAACCTTTTATCAGTGTTTTGCAAGATTGAGATACGAAAATATGTCTTTCTCCATTCGAGTCTTTGAGTCTACTGTTCACTGCATTGACTCGATCTCTTATAGCTGGGTGTTTATGTTTTACTTTAACTTTAAAACCAGCATTCTGAAGTATTGATAAATCAGTTCTTCCACCAGCAGAAGTCTTACGTTGTCTTGATGCTGGGTCTGGGTAAATAAATATTTGCATCTTTGTTCCATAACGATCTCTAATCTCTTGCACCATTTCATCAGTATTAGAGCCATAAATTATTACTTCATCTACAAAGTAAACTTTATCTTTTTCTATTTGACCAACACAAGCACTCATTGGGTCTACGTTAAAGTCCATTCCAATATGTAAAGGTTTAGACCAATCAATATCTTTCTTAACTACATTATCTACAGGGTGGAAATTATAATAAACAGCACCAGCATAATTTTCAAATGTACCTTCGAACTCTTGTCTAAATGTTCTAATATCTATGTCTTGTTTTGCTTGTTCTATTTCTTCTTTTGTAACCATACCACCTTGTATTGTGGTATATTGAAAAGACTCCCAATCATCATCTTGCTTTCCTTTAAGATACATTTCATAAGTCCAATTACCATAACCTTTTGGAGTACCACAAAATAAAACATGACCTAATCTATCAGATACAGATGCTCTTAATACTTCAAACCAAGTACGTTTATCTATATCTGCAAATTCATCTAATATTAAAAAGTCTAATCCTGTACCCCTAAGTGAATCATAATTATCTGCACCTTTTAATGATATTTGACTATTGGTTTTTCTGATTGTGATTGTCATGGTTGTTTCATTAATATCCTCAATCCAATTAAATAGATTAAGCATTTCTTTAAGAGTTCCCCATACAATCTCTTTAGCCATCTTAAATGTAGGTGCTACATACCAAACTTTACGATTGGGTTGAGATGCGTATTTCATCATCTCTGTTACCGCTAAGTATGTTTTACCAAATCGTCTACCTGATATTAAGACTCTAAATCTTGCCTTTGATCGGCTTACTTTCAGTTGTGGTTTCGTTAGTGTTATTTTCATTACAAAAGTAACTTATATATGTTCTTTCCTTATTTATTTTATCCTCTAATTCAACAGAAAATTTT